GGCGAGTAGTGTTCTCGGTACTCATGATCAATCCCTCACATATTTTGCGTATTCTTCAAGCGGCACATTCAGCTTCTTGGCAATTGCAATCTGTGACGGGCTCAACCGCACTTTTTTACGTCCACCTTTGTTGCGGGATTTGGAACTCTCGGCTGACGCAACCTTTTGAGTCCCCCCGTTGCTTCCATTCCTTGAATTGAGCTTCTGAGGAAACTCACTCAAGAGACGGTTGTCCATTTCAGTATAGTACTCATCTGAAGTGGGGTCAAATCCTTCATCTTCAACCAACCTCCGGTGCAATCCGAAGGCGGCATAAGTCATAACTTCGTCTGTGCCGAACCAATTGTTCCTTTCCGCCCAAGCTTGAGCTTTCGGGTCTGGATCAGGTTGTCTCTGTTGTGGTTGTGGTTGTGGTTGTGCTTGCGGTTGTGGCGCCTGTTCAGCAACCTCCACCTCTTTTCTCACAGCAGCAATCTTCTGCTTCTCCGCAGTCAACTCAGCAAGAGCCTCTTGAGCCTCAACAAGGCGATCCACATCTCCGCTCTCATGAGCGTCCTTGAGAATACGTTTTGCTGTGTCAATCTGAGAGGTGACACGGCTGCCGAACTCTTCTTGATAGCCTTTATCAAGGTTTTCCAGCCGCTGCTTCAAATTCTCATTCTCTTTGCGGACGTTCTCCGCAAACTGAATGGCCGTTTGTTTCTGACGCTCCTCTTCGCGATACTTTGAGGTCAGCTGCTTAATACGGCTCTGAGCCTTACGAGAGTAGTCATCAAGCTCTTTCTCCTTACCTTCGTCTTCGTCTTCGGCAGAGGACGCTATTTCCACGCCATCATCTGCTGGGTTAGGAGGTGCCGAAACATCTACATCAACTGATGTCTCATCAGAATCACCAACGTCGATCCTGGTTTCTTCCGTTTCTGTAATTTCACTCATCACATCCTCTATGCTTTCTAGACATGTTTAATATCATCTGGTTCAAGAATCGTAGCGATAACCTCATCATCATTAATGATTCGGACTTCTCCACCATCAATCTTGAATCTGGCACCAGCATAACGCCCAATGCACACCCACTGGCCTTCAGAGCACCAAGGCTCCATGTTCTCACCAAATTTGTGTGGATCTTTGTATGCTAGTGGTCCTAACTTAACGACATACGCCACAACTGTGGCCAAAGCCTCTCGGTCTCGAACAACGTCTGGGATGAAAACACCGCCCTCCGTGGTTGCTTTTCCAGCGTAGGGCATTACCAGAATGCGCCACCCTGTCGGTTGAGGTAGTCGTTCATGTAAGGACTCTTCTAAAAGAGAAGGATCTAACACCTTCTCGTCAGCAGCAACGTATGCTGATGCTACAGAACTTTTGGCTTCCGCCACGTGGTCTGGCACGTATAAGGTCTTGGTCATTCTTCTTTCTCCAACCTATCTAGTCGTTCTCTGATTTCAGTCTTGGCATACTGTAGCCCGTTAAGTTCTCCTACAAGCTGGCGATACTTCTCCATGCTATCTGGGGAACCATGCAGTATGTTTTGTTCTGTAAGCTCAATCCTTCCTTCTATAGCTTTCAGAACGGCATACGCAAACGAAAGAGAGTCTTCCATTAGCGCATCTTCTAAGTGACTATCGTGTCTCTAGGCGACCTTCTAGACCCACCATCGTTTTTATCCATGTACTCCTTCATCTGACGTAGCTTCTCAATATCGCTGTCGGATATGGAGTTGCCGCTTTGTGCGCCACCAAGCTCTTTTGGTATAAGCTTTTCAAGCTCCATCTGCCGCATTCTCTCAATATCTCTGTTAGATACAGTATTCGGATTTCTGCCCTGCAATCTCAATTGACGTCTGATTCTGTTTCTAATTTCTCTTTCCATTAGAATGTTCCTTGTCCACCGTTGCTGTTGAAGTAACGTCCCTTGAACTGAGACTGTGTGCCTTTGGTGAGTTGTTGCGACACGCCGCCCTCTTTACGTCTTTCAGGGGCATTTGGAGGAGGTGCATCGACCTCTTCCATCGTGATCTCAACCGGCTCATCCATCATTTCTACGTTTTTCATGACCATCTCCTAATGTTTCACGTGAAACAATTAACCCATTTTATCGATTCTACTCTGATTAACCCGCGCACGAAGCATCGCAATGTCCTCATGAGAATCAATCTTTTCTCGGTCAATCTCCTGATTTTCGGCAGCTTTCTGCTGATCAAAGTCCAAACGGGCCGAGAACTCGCTTGCCTTCCGTTGGAGATCCATTTCCTTAATATCAAGCTCCTTGTCACGGAGCGCAACCAAGGGATCAACATCCGCACCCGGCGGCGGTCCAAGTAGAGGCATGATTTCTTGCGTATATTCAGCAATAAGCTGTGCAACCTCGGCCTCTACGTCCATCGGAGGTGGCTGCATTCCTTGGGCCATCGCTTGTTCCGCCATCATCATAGTCTTCGCTTGAACAACATTCCGGGCCTTGAGCGCGATATGCTCACAGATATGAGCCTGAAGAAGGCCGAGAACAGGTGGAGTGCCGGCTGGAACAGGTGTCTTCATGAATGTAATGTGCGACAGAATATGCGCGTCATGATCCTGTGTCGGAAACGCCTGTAGGTTCTCTTGAATCAACGCTCGAGCGTTCTCAATCGCCGGATCGGTAGGCTGCGGTGGTTTAGGTGTAGGCAAGATTGCCTCTACGTCCTGAATCCCCAGTGCCTGATACATCCTTCTGTACGCTTCAAACAGGTTGTGTAGCTGCGGATTCGACTGCGCCAACTGAAGCTGTGTCTGCGCTATTGCAATCCTCTGCGACAGAGAAAAGATATTTGGATCGGATACAGGAATAACATCGACACGGTCATCGAAGTCTTGCTGCTTAATGAAGGACTCCGCGCCGTAGACGTTGTAGGGGTACATGGGCGGCAAAGATTCCTTGAATATCTTCGCCAGCATCCTAAACTCTTGTTTCTGAGCGTAGTGAAGCCGCTTATGAATAGCGGACATCACCCGTGAACCCCTCTCTAGGAGCGCCACCGTCGTTCCTACCGCCGCTTGCTGGTTGCCGTCTCCCACCTGAAGATCAGCAATCGCGGCGAACCTCTGGCCAGCCTCTACTACGAAGCTCAACAGAGAATACAGAGTCTGACTCGGCTCTTTGTAGGGAAGGGGCATCAGACTGTCGCGCAGAGCTCCCCCCGGAGCGTCAATGTCACGAAACTCGCCGGGAGACAGGGGCTCATCGGCATCACGAATGCGGATACCCCTAGCCTTAAATCCAGCGGGTAGATTCGCCAGAGTTCCAGCGTCAATCAGCTGCCGCATGATGGCCGTCGCGGAACGACCTAGACCCCCAATCATGTGGAGCAGGCCAAGGCCGTAGAAGCCTAGTCCTGGGAGGAACTTGTAGTGTGTGAAGTACTGATTCTTCTTATAATACTCATCGCCCTCGTTCCAGTTACGGCGAATCGACAGAACTTTGGAGCTGCCCTCATCTATCGTGACGAGGTACGGGAGCTTAATGCCGGTCTCTTCCCCATCCAAGGGACTGACATGCTCAAATCCTTTTAGGTCGAGATTAATATGGAACTCTATGAGGGTGCAGTCTTCCCCATCAACGGTCTTCTCTACACCCACAAGCTCGCGTTCTTTCTCTCGTAAGCTGTCCTCTGACTCATACGGCGTCAGTTCTACGTCGCGGTAAAACCCAGCTGCCTGATTCTTGCGGACATTGTTGATGTCCATGCGGACAACGTGAGCAATACGGGATGCGGACTCAAGATCCGTAGCATTGTACGGCACAACAAGATCATCCGCAGGCACGAACCGCGCAACGGCCCTGTCCAGCATGTCATCAAAGTAAATCTTCTTGAACGCGCTCCCAGCCAACGGAAGATAAAAGAGCATACGATCCGTCTCTGGGTCATACTCCTGCATGACGTTTAGAATCTCGTAGTTCATGAAATCCTTGACACGTTGTGCCTGATCTTCGGACTCTGGAGTAATAGCGCCCACGATCTGTGTGCGGACGGGACCAGATGAGGGCAGAAGTTCCTTATAGGCCTGCGATTGAAACTGCGTAACAGCCTCGGCAATAACGGGGTGCGTCACGCCACTGGAACCTCGGAACGGTTCCTCACGGTCTTCATACTTGATACCTAAGAGGTCGAGGCCGTCAGAGTAGGCGTCCTCCCACTCCTGTCGGCCAGACCTGTCTTCCTCGTAGAGATACAGAAGTTCTTGAGCAATGTCGTTGAGGTCACGCTCGTCCAAGAGCTCCGCAAGGTTCGCGTCTTGCTCTGTAAGCATCTCCTCTTTAATGGCGTCCTCAAAGTTAATAACGACAGAGCCATCCTCTTCTTCGATAATCTCTGTCGGATCTTCGAGTTCCTCAATCTCAATAGTATCTTCTTCTTCAAGAAGATTCTCACCTTGAGCGGGCATCGCGCCGTCGATTAAAGAAATAGGGGTTTCAGCCATTTAACATTTCCACCTTCTTCTTGCCTGACGAATACGGCTATTCGGATCATTCCTTGTTTTAGCAGAAGACCGTTTTAGCTGCCCTGAAGAACGCGCACAATAGCTCTTGCGCCTCTTGGCCGCCTTGCTGCCAGGCTTAACCTTTCCTGTCACCGCTGTCTTTAGTTTTGACCCAGGATTGGCTCTGCGATGCGCTGCAACGCCTTTCTTGGTCATCCCTGCGCCTTTCTTGGTAGGGCGATAGTTGGCGCCCTTCCCCTTCGTGGTCTTACGAATAGCCTTCTGGCGCTTCTTAGCCACCCTACTCGTCCTCTGAATAGAGGTTGTTAAACGTCACAGAAGGGTCGAGGTAGGAATCGTGAGACTCTGCCGAATGTGTCCATTGTGAGGGGGCAAAGTCGGGGGCCCCCTCACCTGTTCTCCACAGAGCTGGACTTGTCGCACGAACCCTATTATTCGGCAGTGCAACAATATTACCTGTCCACGGTCCAGCGTCAGTCAAATGAATAACATGTGACTGTTTATGCTGCGCGGGGTCATCCGCGATTTCATGATCTGTGTAGTCTACTGTAAACAAGTACTTTCCCGTGTGAAGACTATTGTCGATTTTACACAACCATGGTGAAGAACTTACCCTATCCATCACAATAACGCTATGATTTCTTGATTCGCAGTCCCATGGCTGACACAGATGGTCCTCCATAGGCTCTGGCCACTTCTCTAACGGGATGTCCGCTACAAGGGCCTGTATGGGCATTCTGGCCCACATAGCACCCCCATGTACGTTCTCTTCGGGGCCATCCTCCATGTCGATCTCACAGCCTGTGAACACGATCTGAAAGCTGAGAGACCTGTCCGGTATCGTATTTACGGCGAACGCCATGGCATGGAGGAACTCTCCATGGTAGCGCATGTGATTACACGTAAACTCTCTGCGTACCCAGCATTTGAAGTTGGGTGCGTTGCTAATAAGGTACGGCATTAACGGCGTCTAGCCGCGCCGCCCTTTGCATAACCTTTGGTCTTCTTAGCCATGCCACCGCCCATCATTTTCTTACGGCGAACGGCACCACCCTTGGCGTAACCCTTAGATTTTTTCTTCTTCGCGGCCATATCTAACTCCTTTTCTTTGAACTACGGCGTTTTTTGGCAAAAGTCGCTACATTTGTCGGTTTTCCACCAACTCCTTGCGTTTTTGAACGTTTTCTGGTAACGGCGCTCTTCTTTTGAGACGCTGTCATGCGCTTTGCCTTCGCTAGGGGCACACATTTCGGGTATTTCCGCTTACTTTTCTTAGCAGATTTGCGTCCACACGGCTGAAACTTGCCTTTTTTCTTCGGGGCGCCAATATCAACCCACTTTTCGCCTACCCACTTGCGTAAACTCATCTCTTTCGCCTACGTGTCGTGCTCTTTTTGCGGGTTGTGCGCTTCTTTGTAGTGCTTTTCTTGGGTTTCTTCTTACCACCGGGTTTTACCTTACCACTACACACCGCGCTGGCATACATATTGGCATACGCACTGGGGTAAACGTCAAATTTCCGCTTCGCAGCGGCTTTCCCTCGAGGACATAGCTTGGCCACGTTACTTTTTCTCGCTTTGACGCCATGCCCGTGCTTTGGACATAGCCCTGTTTCCAAACCAGAAACTGATTATAGCACTAAATATTACGCCATCTGTCTCTTCACGCCAAGCCATGTCTATAGCTATCGTCCAATCCAAGTTCTGAACGGCAATCATAGCATATATCATGACTCCCTTTGTCGCTAAGTAGGCTAGTAGGAACAAATAAGTAACGACAGGGCGCACAGAACCCCTGAGAGCATTGATAAAGTTCCCAGCATCGATAGATCTATCATGCTCGTACAGTCCTTTCGTTTCTTCGATCTCGGCTTGCGCGTCCAGCTCGGCAATCTTTAGCTTGGATATCTGATCGGCGTACTTGGCTTTCGCCTCAAGCATCTTGAGCTCTTGCTCATCAGCCTGCTTCTGTTTAAATATGCCAATTATTTCTGGAATTATAGAGGTTCCGAAACCTAACAGACTGCCTAGCAAGGATATCATCATCCATCTCCGTTCATTAGACCACGTTGCTTGTCTTTCAACGTTTCTACATCAGTTCTTAGCGTTTTAACATCCTCTTGGAGCCGTTTGATGTTAACCCCGTTGCTCATCCCTTCCTCTATGCGGGTCTGAATCTTCTCCACCTGGCCACTAAGGTGCTCTATCAGGAGGTATTGTTCTTGGTCTGCACTGGCTTGTCCTAACTCGCCCCTTGGCCATTTAATACGAAACTCGTTGTTCTTGGCAATATCGGCCTGTAATTCCTTCAGGCCTGTCTCTAAGTCCTTGGCAATCAACTGCTCAAAGGTCTCAAGCTTATTCAGCCGCTCCACAACACCAAAGTACCCCCAGACGCCGATGGAAACTGCCGCCACAATGCTAATCAGATTCCTGATCGGCATTGATATTGCAGAGCTGTCGCTAACGCTTATCTGGTCCGCGCCCCGTCTACCCCGGTCCGCCTCTTCAGCCATTACTTCTTACCCAGATGCTGAACGGGTAGCCACTTATCACCGTCTTTACCAGCGTTGAACTTCCGCAGAACCAACTTGCCCTTACCGCACTCCCACCGCGTACCAACAGCGGTTCCTTGCGAGCGCAGTATCTGGCGCTTCACCTTCAGGCATTCGCTCATCCCACCTCTCGGCGTGTATTCTTTCAACTGGCCTGAGATGAACATATGCAGAATCCAGCCAGCGAATACCCTCTCGTCGGCTTTAGCCGTGTTGCCAGAAAATGTGATACAGCAGAAGGCCAATAATAATGAGCTTACCGTAATCGATGTTCCAAATTTCATTGTTTCCACCAAACGTGTTTTCCCACCAGATAAGTATCTTATCCATCTTTCTTTCTCATTGCTTGTCGCCACCTCCACGCCAAAAACCCTAAACTGGCAAGAAGTAGTAATATAGAGAGACTCGTCTCAACAAGTCCTAGCCAAGAAGCCGCTACGGCTACGCCACCAGGGGCAACGGTTATGAGGTCTTTCGGTTCCATTATTTGTTCTCCACGGGTGGGTGCTTGCCGTTATGGGCGTGTGAAAGCTGATCCAACTGTTTTGTAATCCACTTTACGTCCTTCTGAAGTCCCTCAAGTTCTCTGTGGAGAAGCTTTAGTTCATTCGGACTGTTGATGCTCTTTAACGTGAGCACCTGATTTGCAATCTTGCCGCGTTCCTGCTCCGCATTATCAAGCCTCGCGTCAAACTTTTCGCGGTTATCTTCCGCGCTTTTCATGTGATCTTCAAGATCGTTCATGACGCGGCTCAGATTACTCTTCACCACGGCATAGCCACC